GGTTTCAATTGATAACGAAATTATAGATGTGGAGGACGTAGATGATCGGTCTTGATTCAATTTTAAATATCGGTGGTAAGTTGATTGACAAACTTATCCCAGACCCAGCAGCGGCGGCTCAGGCGCAGTTGGAATTAGCTAAACTTGCCCAAGCAGGTGAGTTAGACAAGTTAGCCAATGAGGTTAAAGATCGCAGTGATGCCCGAAACCGTGAGTTGCAAATAGCGACTAGCGAGGCAGCACCTCTCCTAAACAAAGTGGTAACCCCTGTGTTAGCCCTAGGGTCTGTTATCCTCTCCTTTGCCCTATTCGCTGTTCTCATCTTCATTGATGTTCAGCCGGAAGCGAAGGATATCCTCATTTACATCTTAGGCGTTTTATCAGCCGCCATCACACAAATTCTCTCTTACTACTTCGGCAGCAGTGTCGGTAGCAAAGATAAAGACGAACAATTAAAAGGGTTATCTAAATGAAACTTTCACGTAATTTTAGCCTCCAAGAGTTAACTAAAAGTGAAACAGCAATCCGTAAGGGTATCGACAACACACCAGATGACAAGGTTATCAGTAACCTAACCACCCTGTGCAACATGGTTTTGCAAAAGGTGCGTGACTGTCATGGGACTGTTACCATCACCAGCGCCTACCGCAGCGAAGAGCTAAACAAGGCAATCGGTGGCTCCACTACCAGCGACCACTGCAAGGGCTGTGCTGCTGACTTTGAAGTGCCCGGCATGGATAACAAAGAGCTTGTGAAGTGGATCATTGATAACCTCACCTTTAAACAGGTCATCCTTGAATTCTACGAAGAGAACAACCCAAATAGTGGTTGGGTACACTGCTCCTTCGAAGAGGGTAAGAATAAAAACGAAGTGCTTCGTGCTGTTAAGGAAGGTAAAAAGACCGTTTACCTAAAAGGCATTGAGTGATTTAAAGATTGAACTGTTGCCGTGGCAGAAGAAGGTGTGGGCTGACGAGACTCGGTTCCACATCGTTGCGGCAGGACGCAGGACAGGTAAGAGTCGGTTGGCTGCTTACCGCCTGATTATCGAAGCATTACAAAGTGAGCGTGGACATGTCTTTTACGTTGCTCCTACACAAGGTCAGGCTCGTGACATCATGTGGCAAACTATTCTGGAAGTTGGGCATCCTGTCATTACAGGTAGTCATATTAACAATTTGCAGATTAAGCTTATTAATGGTGCAACGATTTCTCTAAAAGGCGCTGACCGCCCTGAGACAATGCGAGGTGTTAGCTTAAAGTTCTTGGTCATGGACGAGTACGCTGACATGAAACCAGAGGTTTGGGAACAAATTCTCCGACCTGCACTGGCTGACTTGAAAGGTCGTGCTATGTTTATTGGTACGCCGATGGGTCGAAACCACTTCTACGATCTCTATCAATATGGGTTAACTGGTGATGACGAGACATTCAAGTCATTCCACTTTACCTCATTCGACAACCCCCTACTCGATCCAAAAGAAATTGAAGCAGCTAAAAAGAGCATGTCCTCATTCAGCTTCCGGCAGGAATTTATGGCATCCTTTGAAGCCGCTGGTGGAGAGTTATTCAAAGAAGAGTGGATCAAGTTTGACGAAGAAGAGCCTGATGACGGTGACTTCTACATTGCCGTTGACTTGGCAGGTTTTGAAGCCGAAGGTTCTGTCGGTGTTAAAAATACTCGTCTTGATAACACTGCTATGGCTATCGTAAAAGCCAACGAGAAGGGTTGGTGGGTAGCAGAGATCATCTACGGTCGTTGGGATGTTAAAGAAACGGCTAAGAAGATATTTGACGCTGTTAAGAAGTATGAGCCAGTGGCGGTTGGTATCGAGAAGGGTATCGCACGGCAGGCTGTTATGCCTTACCTGTCAGATATTATGAAGCGCACCCAGACATTCTTTCGGGTCGATGAGCTTTCTCATGGTAACAAGAAGAAGACAGATCGTGTTGTTTGGGCTTTGCAGGGTCGTTTTGAGAACGGCTACGTGAAACTGAACAAAGGCGACTGGAACAACGAGTTTCTAGATCAACTATTTCAATTCCCAAACAAGCTGGTACACGATGACTTGCCTGACGCATTGTCGTATATTGAGCAACTTGCAAAAGTAGCTTATGTTTACGATTTTGAAGAAGAGGAGCATGAGTACCTAGATGATATATCAGGATACTAAAATGCCAAGTGAATTAGAAAAATATTACAAGAAGAGACGCGACAACATGGACAGAAGTGGGCTATTTAACCCAACACCCATGTGGGAGCAGATGAAAGCTCAGGGTTTGTTACCTCAACGAGTGAACTCCTCTCTTGGTTCAGGTGCGGTTTACTATCCTAATCAAAATAGTATGATCGCGGAAACTCTTAGTGGTCAAGATTCTCAGTATAAAGAAAACATGAGGGATACGTTATCTCACGAGTATACCCATGCGTGGAATGAGAATATTTTAAAACCTTTGATTGCTGAGATTTTAGCAAAAGAAGATAGAACACCAGAAGAAGAGAATTTTCTAAGAGCTACTAAACAGCTTGCTGGTGATATTTATCCAGAACCTACACCTAATAAAAGACTAGACTCTTTAATAGACAACGCTAAATACTTAGGTTATTTAAATAAGCTAACAGGTGATAGCAAAGTACACCCGCTAAAACAAGAAGACCAAGAGCGACAGGCATACGCAATTGGTGCAATGACTGGTAATGCGTCACCAGACCCTGAGTATAAAGTAGCGTCTGATGAAAAAGGCTCTCACCGTAACGCAGGCATTACACAAGATTATTCTGTTTTGATGGATTTGGCTAATAGGTTACCAGAAGAAACCAAAAAAGCAGCCGCACAGAAGCGTTTAAGCAGTATGAAAGAATTCTCAGAGGGTTCTCGCCAAAAATCGTGGATGCAAGATGCTAAACAAGATTTAACTAACCCATTTTTCCTTAGTTGGGAAAAAGAGTTTGGTAACCCACTAATGAAGAAAGGCAAGTGATGGAAGATTACGAAAACAAATCGCCCGACCAAAAGGTTGAAGCGTGGGTTATGGACAAGGTGGAGCAATGGCGCGACCACTACAGTGCCAACTACGAGCAGAAGTTTGACGAGTACTACCGTCTATGGCGTGGTATCTGGTCTGCTGAGGATAAGACACGAGATTCAGAGCGTTCACGCCTCATCTCTCCTGCCCTTCAGCAAGCTGTTGAGAGTTCAGTAGCCGAGGTCGAGGAAGCTACCTTTGGTCGTGGTAAGTGGTTTGACATCCGTGATGACCGCAACGACCAAGACCCTCGTGATGTAGCCTATTTGCGTGAGCAGTTGTCAGAAGACTTCCAGTTCACTAAGACCCGCAAGGCTGTCGCTGAGTGTATCCTTAACGCCGCTGTCTATGGTACTGCTGTAGGCGAATTGGTGTTAGAGGAAGTCAAAGAGATGAAACCAGCTACGCAGCCCATCATGGATGGTGCTATGCAAGCGGTTGGTGTTAACATCCAAGACCGGGTGGTTGTTAAACTCCGTCCTATCCTGCCACAGAACTTCCTGATTGATCCTGTTGCAACCTCTATCGAAGACGCTCTTGGCGTTGCGATTGACGAATTTGTTCCTAAACACCAAGTAGAGATTGGAATTCAAAATGGTATCTATCGCGATGTTGATATTGAGTCTGCCGATACTGATTCAGACATTGAAGCAGACAAAGAGCTTACCTCTTTTGATGAAGATAAAGTCCGACTGACCAAGTATTATGGTCTTGTCCCACGTCACCTATACATGGATGCGTTGGAAGAGGACACAGAGGACGATGAGTTGTCCAAAACCGTCAAGCCTGAGAAGGATGAAGACGAAGAAGCTGAGCAAGGCTACGTTGAGGTGATTATTGTCATCGCCAACGGTGGTCAATTGCTGAAGATTGAAGAGAACCCCTACATGATGCAGGATCGTCCTGTTGTAGCGTTCCCTTGGGATGTAGTTCCTTCACGCTTTTGGGGTCGTGGTATCTGTGAGAAGGGTTATAACAGCCAGAAGGCGCTCGATGCTGAGCTTCGTGCTCGTATTGATGCCCTAGCCCTTACCGTCCACCCAATGATGGCTATGGACGCTTCTCGTATGCCTCGTGGTGCTAAGTTGGAGATTCGTCCGGGTAAGACAATTCTCACCA